CCCCATCAACAAGCCTAAACCCACCAATAAGATCGTCTTCATCTGTTTCAATAGTAATGTTTACTCTAATCAATTCTCTATTAAGTTGAGCACATGCTTGCTCTACACCAAAGGTCTTACCATTACCTGATAGACCAGTGATGAATGTGGGATAGAATTGCTTAGACTTAAGAATAGCCTTTACATCATTGAAAGGACCAAACTTAACAAAGGCATCATCCTGACCAGGAACTAAGTTTTGTTGTACTGTAGGTTCCACTGCAGGAGCACTAAATGACTTCTCAATATTCTGCACTGCTTTAGTAGTAACTTCAAGATTCCACTTGCCTCTACCAACTTTATATTGTTCTATCTTCTTAGTAACAGTCTGATAAGCAATATCATTTGCAGCACAGAATCCACGTACATCAGGGGCAGTGAACTCCTTACCATAATTGCTTCTCAACCCATCAACAATTTCCTTCTCAGTCATTTTAATCTCAAACATAATGTAGTGGATTTCATTTCTATAATCATATTATAGAACAAAAAAGGGGTCTTTAAACCCCCAGTGTACCAGTTTGTCAAATGTCACAAGGAGCATCATACTCCCTTTGTTTATTAAAAAACTCACCCATAGATGATGATACATCAGGTGGTTCAGGATCTTTATATCCCTTCATCTTCTTCCACTTGTTATGCATTGCTCCCATCATCCATGACTGAGATAGACTCTTGGGACCATTCTCTAAGAGATCTAACTCATACTTACTAGAAGTGTATGCTTTATACTCTTCTCTCCAATTAGAATCATCATATGTTGTCATTTTTTATAAGCAAAGGTTTTCTTTTTAATTTGAGTATCACCTTCTGGTGAAGTTTGGCCTGGTTTAAATTTACCTGCCTTTATTCTTTTAACATTTCTACCTTGACTATCTTTACCAAGTCCACCCTTTCTCGTTGCTGATACTGTACCAGTTTTTTTGGTCTGTGTCAAGACTGCATCCTGACCATATTTCTTACCTAATGATTTAACTGCTTTCTTAAACTTTCTCTTACCCTTTTTACCAGAAGTAACTACATGACTTCTTTCTTTAACCTTACTAGTCTTACCAGTCTTGTCATCCTTCTCATCCCATCTTCCAGATACCTTAGTAGCACCTGGAAGACCTTTACCTTTTATATCCTTATCTAATTGTTTAGCCCTTGCCTTATTCTCTTTCTTTGATTTGTCACCACGACTTCCTGAGATGACTGCCATCCCTCCTTTATCAGATTTACTCTTGATTCTACTTAAACTGCTCTCATCTAACTGAGAGCAAAATTCATTGAATGTCTTCATGCCACCAAAGAAACAAATTCTCCTAACACCTTTTTATTTAGTTTTTTAGTCTTTAGTGACTTAACAAAAGCAGTCTTAATCTGTCCTTTTGTTGCACCATCCTTAACTTCAAACTCAGTATCATCTGCCAAAGCACTAGAAGAAAGACCAAAGTATGCATTATAACCACTGCTAGTGATAGTAAAGGTCTTTAGTTTTCTCCAATCCTTCATACACTTCTCATAATCAGAAGGATCATCACAATATCTTCTTAGGATATTACTACCTTCTCTTGGAGGAAGCACTCTGATACCTATAAAGTTAGATGAAGGAAATTTATCTTGTAGATTTTTAATAAGAGCATCAGTAAATTGCCACCAAGAATAACCAAACCTATAAACTTTACCTAAAGATCTATCTCTCAAAGAACAATTACTAGGATTAATACCCCTCAATCCCATCTTATATTCATCACTATTAAAGTAATCTTTCACCTCAACATGATAAGGCATGGAATTTGCTTCACCATCAGTTAAGATAATGCACTGCACCTTCTCTACATTATTATCTTTCTGAAACTTAGGAAGAAGTTTATGAAGAGTTATAAGTGCTTCATTCAATGGTGTTCCTGATAAACACAATCTAGTAGGATAACTATATCTGCTACCATAAGTGTTATAAAATACACTAGCAATCCTCCATATATTCTTTAACTGATGTTCTAACTCATTAGTTCTTACCTTATTAGTAAGAAGATTCATTAAAGAGAAATCTTCTTCAACTCTTAAGTTATACTCTTGAACTTCATATGGTAACTCATTATCTAATGGATTCCACTGACCAGTAGCATCTTGCTCTCTTCTCTTCCACTCATTAGTAAAAGCATAAACATCAAATGGAATAGATACTTTCTTACAGAACCATATAAGATTATAAAGTTGCTTGACAGTATCAAGCATTTCTCTAGACATGGAACCAGACCAATCAAGAATAAAGACTAGTCCATGATTCTTACCATCAGGTAAGACTGTTACCTTCTTGAATAAATCCTCATTGAACTTATAGGTATGAAGTCTAGCAGTGTCCAATACACCAGTTCTACTGGTAGCAGCTCTGGAATATGCACTAGCAGCTTTCTTACACTCAAACTCCTTTACAAGATATGATACTTCCTTCTGAGCATCTCTTTTGAATTGATTGTACTCTGCATCTACTTCTTCAAATAAATTTGATTTCCTATCTGTATGTTCATTAATAAAGTCTTGCTGAGATTTCCATGATCTATCAATCTCTTTATGAATATCTTCATTAGAAGCAATAATCTTATCTAAATCCAAATCAGGAATCTCAAGATAAACATTCTCCACAGCATTCTCTCTTACTAGGTCTTGAAGATGACTCTCTAATGACTCAGCAGTTTGAACTTCTGGTTCTTTCTCTTCTTTTGCTACTGGTGGAGCAGGTTGTGCATCAGGTGTCTCATCATCCACTTCTTGTCCATCCACTTCATCAGTCTCTAAATCTGATGAATTATTAGGTATATCCATCTCACCATCACCCTCTTCCTCATTCTTCTGTGTCTGTTGTTCTTGATTTACTTCATCTTTACAATACTCATATAAAACCTTTGCTGCTTCCTTTGCTTCTTTGAAGGTTTCACACTTACCAATCATCTCAACAATCTTAGTCTCAGCATCCGTAAAAGGAACATCAAGGAACGTACCCACCTTATAGTATAGGTTAACCCTATCAGCAAGATTAAGATCATCAATATTTTCATCCTTTACCTCAAAGAAATCTTTATTATGCAACTCATGATATCCTCTATAGAAAGTTTTAGCAATACCAAGATACTTTCTCTTCATTAACTTTTCTATTCTTACATCTTCAACCACATTCAAGAATGTAGCAGGAACTTCAACACCCATCTCTTCATCAGGTGTAAACAATGCATGTCCTACCTCATGACCAACCAACATATCATATACATGATTACTTGCCTTTTCCCACATAGGAAGAAGCAACTCTCTTGTATGCACATTGAACTGTGCTGTTGGCACATCTTTATGCTCTACCACCAAGTCTTCAGTAGCAAGCAGTTTAGCTAATTGTGATTTAATTTCTTGTTGAACTGCCATGTAACTTTTCTTTTGATATACCTATCATACTAAAAAACCCACCTTTTGGGTGGGTGAGTAGACGCTTTATCAACTGTCCACGCCTTTTCTTTGCTTGGCGTAATGCTTGTGGCTTAAGTTTCCTCGAAGGGTATTTCCCCGAGTTGTGCTGCCAATTGGGTACTGTCATTCGAAATGTATGCTTTGTCCTTAAATGTATCCTTAATATTTATTAAGGGATACCATCCCAATTGACGCAAGACCCTTGTGTCAGCGCATAAACTGTCTGGCTCCCCTGGAGTGTCCTCCTTGATGGGCAAATCCCTTCCCATAGACTTTGCTATGTCCATCACTGGTATTGCCTCACCATATCCAATATCAAGGTGTCCTCTGAAATTAGAATCCATCAATAAGCATATAGCTCTTACCACATCAGTAACATGAATATAATCTCTATGATGTCTAGTAATATACTTAGCAGTATTCTCTTGTAGCATCCTATACAACATATCAGGTCTACTATTCTCCTCTGCCCATACATTAAAGAATCTCATACCCACACTATTAGGTGGTGCTTGTAGTTCATTAACCTTCTTGGTAATAGCATAAGGGTTTTGAGACCACCCATGAGCACCAGCAGAACTAGCATACAATAGTCTTATATCATTCTCGCCACAGTAATCAAAGATAGGTTTAGACTTCTCTACATTATTTTCCCAGAACCTATCAGGGTCTTCAAAACTTTCCCTAAGTGCAGCAAAGGCAGCAAGATGAATGACACAATCATACTTCTCTTTAGGGGGTTTAAAGAATCCTATATCATCAGGAAAATCCATACCATAAAGATCTACCCTGTCATTTTGCCATTCACCATATCCATTAGATTCTTGAATCAAATCCCATAAGTGACCTCCTATGAACCCTTTATGTCCTGTAATTAATACTTTCTTACCTTCATAAAATTCTAGTTTCATGTTACTGTCCAATCAATTAATTTACGAATTTCCTGATTATACTTCCATATCTCCTTGAACATGTCAGCATTGATGTCCTCTTTTTCCAATTGGACAATCAGAGAATTAAGATCCTTAGGGAAACATGTCCCACCAAAACCCCTATCATTATCTATACCTGGTACTTTAGTATGTGATGTTCCGATTCTACTATCAGCAGTCACACCCTTCACCACATTCTTATAATCCATACCCACCTTCTCACACATATCAAATATCTTATTAAAATATGCTACCTTATAAGCAAGGAAAGTATTAGAAAAATACTTAACTGCTTCACTCTCATCAGAAGTCATCTGGATAACTGGAGTCTCATGGAAGAATCTCCAATAGAAATTGGATGCATCTCTAACAGCATATTGATTTCCACCTATTACAGTTCTCTCCGCATTAGCAAAATCAAGCACAGCATTCCTAGCAGTAAGGAACTCTGGGTTATGAGCTATACTGAGTAACTCATATTTCTCAGCATACTTTTTAGTAGTTCCAATAGGAACAGTTGACTTGATAATGAAGGTTCGTTCCTTTAAGAAATCCAAACCCATAGAATCAACATCCTCAAAGAATTTATCCAAGATGGATAAATCACAACTACCATCCATTTTCATAGGAGTAGGAAGGCAGATGAATATGTATTGCTGATCTAGAACCTCCTCTAAGGCACTGAAGGATCTATTCTTATCAACATCATAAACCTTGGTAGGTGCTTTATCCCTTACGTTCTGGTAAACTGCATTGCCAACGAAACCATTACCAACAATTCCGATCATGAGGCTAACCTGCTGAATCCTTTTATTTTCTCATATCTTAGCACACTATCAAACCTATCGTCCATACCCGTCTTGTGCGATATGACAAATACGTTAGCATCTTTTACTACAAACCTAATAATTTTAAGAAACTCTTCAGTTCCATACCCATCAAGTGAGGAATCAAACACCTCATCCATGATTAGTAAGTTTGTATTAACAGAGTTTTTATACCTTGCTACCTCCCTCCATGTGAAGAGTAAAGCAAGGTCAATCCTCATCTTCTCTCCTTCGCTAAAGGAAGCATAAGAAAAGTTATCGTGGATAGGAGATTGAACAGTTTCATTAAACTCCTCATCCAATGTAAAATTAATATAAAAATCCATCATCTGCAGATACCTATTGACCTGCTGATTAATTAATGGAAGATACTTCTTTATTATCTTAGACTTTACACCACCATCCTTCAGCAAACTATATGAAAAATCATGATAGTTTATAGTGTCTTTTTGAATAGATAATTTTTTATATGTCTCTTCTAAATTTTCTTTAAAGGATTCTAACTTCTCATGCTCAGTATTTCTATTTGCAAGTTGTTTGGTAAGTTCCTGAACTTCTGATTCCAGATCCTGCTGTTGTCTTTGACACCCAGAAATACGAGTATTGTTTTTAGAAATGCCATGCGTTAAGTTAGTAATCTCCTTTGATAGTTTTGTAAAGTGATGCTCTCTCTCCTCCTCTTCTTTAATTGCCTCCTCTAGTTCTTGATAACCAGATTGCAACTCCTTTATCTTATCTTGAGCATCACTGATATTATTTAACCGAAACTCTTCTTCTATATCCTGTTTACAGGTAGGGCAAACAGTATTCTCTTCAAAAAACTTAGTCTTCTTAGTAATGGTTGATACCTTATTAGATAGAGTACCCTTTATAGTTCCCATCTTTCTCAGTTTTTCTGTAGCACCTGTTACCTTTTCTTGCTCTTGAGTAAGTCCATATACTTGATCATTAGAATGTTCATTCTTTAACATTAATACACATATTTCATCTCCCAACTCTCTACTTTTCTTTTTCTTATCCTTTATATCATCATTCCCTCTTTTTTCAATTTGCTCCATAAACTCAGTCTGCATCTTAACTTTATCATTAAGAGACTCCTTCTTCAAATCCAAAGTTCTTATCTCCTCCCTAACTCCTCTTATCTTATCTTTGATTAAATTATTCATAGAAGAAAATATCTTAATATCTAAAAGATCTTCTATAACTTCTCTTCTATGAGTGGCAGTCAGTTGCATGAAAGGAACAAAATTACTACTACCCAAAATAACAATCTGAGTAAAAGACTTATAGTTCATCTTAATAACATTTTGCTCTAACCACTTCTGCTGATCATTAGCAGCAGAAAATTGATCCATACATATACCATTTCTATGAATCTCAAATAGATTTGGTTTAATGCATCTTACTACCA